GGTTGCGGCAAAGTTATAGGCCCCCACTACTTGTGGGTTGTTGGCGTCTGTAGCCAACAGGATCGAACTAATCATCCGAATTCTCCATTCGTTGTTTCAGGTCTAAAGTGTATCCCCGCATAATGAGTAGACCGCGAACCTCACCACACAGTTTCTTGTATTCCTCAAAAGACTCAGCCCTGCCTTGCGCTAAGTGTTCTTTGAGCTGCTCTAATTTTTCATCAGCTTGCTTAATAAGTATGTCAAAAACGTCCATGATGTACCTCAGTTTTTACGTTGACGATTTTGAATGCGCTCTTGCATCATTCTTAATTGCTCTTCCTGACTTTTATTGGAGAGTTGTTTAAGAACATCAACCGTCAAATCCATCATCTGGCTTTGTTTATTGCCCTGCATTTGCGCTGAGGTTTTAAGTAAATCCATCCGGACTCGCTTGTCTTCCATCTCTTGTTTTGTCTGAATTCTCTTGTCTTCAGTCAATTGCTGCGCCTGAATGCGATCTCGCTCAACTTGTATTTGCTGCGCTCTAAGTTCGTTATCGGCCTGATCTTTTGCCGCCTTACGTTGATTTTCTTGAGCTTTGAGTTGAAGTTCTTGTTGCTGCATTTGCACAATAGGATCTTGCGCTTGCTGCTGCGCTTGGGCCTGCTGCGCTTCGCCTTGATTTTTCTGAAGTAACTGTTGCGCGGCCTGGGCCAACAACGGAGACAACCGAGCCTCAACCTCTGGCGACATTTGCACTTCCTCACCAAACTCGTCCATCTGTGCAGGCAACTGCATTCCCAGCTGCTCCTCAATTTGTTTGCGGTACTCAAAGCCCAAATGCTCACTGATGTGCGCCATCATGGATGCCTGCATTTGCTGGGCCATTGGATTTTGCTGTAACAGTGACATGATCTTTGGATCTTGCATAGCGGCCATGTGGACAATTATGTGCGCCTTGTGATCTTGAGATATAAATGCTTTGACAGGTTTTCCAGAGAGTAAATTTTGATTTTCTGATACAGGGTCTGTGGGTTTTTGATCGATGTCCATGGGAACTAGTTTTTGTATTTCCCTAATTCCAAGAACTTCTAACATCTGACGATGTAAGAGTGGTAGGTTATAAAGCTGTGGTGCGCCTTGGGCCAGCTGGAGAACGGCTTGATATTGAACAATCTTTTGCGCCATTGTTGACGCATTGGGATCGCTTACGGGGATAACACTGATATCCTCATAGTCTGATTTTTTGGCTTTGCGACTGCCCTCGCTGGGTTGATAGTCATAGTCATCCGGCGCGTAATCGGCAATGATTCTTTTCAAGAGACCCAGCTCTTGTTTCATTGAGTAATGCACCCGCGCTTGAATGGCGCTCATGTTCTTTAGGGTGCGCTCAAGAATTGCCAGCGTAGTCCCCACGGGCGCTTGTGCGCTCATGTCGCTCAATGTCAAGTCAGCCGCATTGGCAAACCTTCTACCCTCTTCCACAATCTGACCCAGCAAAGTCATCAGAGTTTGACTTGGCTCTTTATAAGGTAGGGGCAGTAAGTTGTCTTTAAGCGTCCCACTGGCTACATCCGCATCGCGCCATTCTCCTGGTGATATGGGTGTATCATCTCCCTTTACCCTCATGCCTCGCGTCTTGAATCCGCCGGGTAAATTACTCAGAGTACCAGCATCAACAAGCTGACGAATAAGAGAAGTGCTCGACTTAGCAAAAGCCCCAATAAGGTGGATGAGGCCAAAACAGTAGAAGCCAAATCCTGGAACATATCCGTAATGGACGAAATGCTGTCGTTTGGTATGGGTCTCATCATCTGGCTCCCAGTTGCGGCGAATGGCCAAAACATTACTTGACCCTTTTTCAATCGTTATCACATAAGGCAAAGCAATTCCGGTCTTCTCTCCGTCTTCGTCTTTGTGTTCATATCCCTCAAGATCAAGGTCTACGTTCATCTCAAGCAATTTAAATCGGTCGTCCGATGTGGCCCGAAATCCCATCTTCTCGGCAATCTTTTTCTCTATCTCATCTAGCGTGTTGGCGGGTGTGCCCAAATCAACGTCTAAATAAAATCCTGCTACCTGGAGTTTTCTTAGTTCATTCTCCGTCTTGCGCATAATATGCGTCACCCGAGGGGACGACTCAAGATTGGACGCGCCATAGGGAACTACGATATCTTCCGCAGGAACAAAGTAAGAGACTTGCCTACCAATGCTCGGGTCAAAATAGACTTTCTTAAAAGCATTGCCAGACAAGCCCAAGCCCCACAACATGCGCTCGTGCTCGGGACGATACTCTTTCATCACATCTGTTAGTTGGTAGTTCATGTCCTCTTGAACTCTTTGGGCAGATTCTTTCTTGGCCGGAGTCTCTTTGCCGATAATTTGGGTCTTGACCGGGCCAGCGGCTGGGAATGTGGCCATCATGGTCTCGGACTGAAACTTCACCAGAGCCTCAGAAAGCATAGGGTGATACACCCCGCACGCACCCTCCCACGGTTCGCTGCGCTCTTCAATCTTCATTCCCAAAAGCTCAAGGCCGTCTACATAAGTCTGCATCCAGTCTTTGCGACTCGCAACGTCTTCCTCGTAGTCTGCAATCAGGTCACTTGCAATCGTCTCAAGGATATCGTCGTCAATAAACTCAGCCAAGTTAGCATTGAAATCCTCATCCGATTCTTCGGGCGTGATGACAATCTCCACATCACCCATCCCAATCGTGACCGATTCAGGATCCTCAATCTCAATTTCAATTTGAGGAGATGTTTCATCCATTACAAGTTCTTCCAGACCTTGCGGTGCTGCATACAGCGATTTCTCAATAGCCATGATTCATTCCTTTTATGTCTTCACAAAGATCGTTAAACGTCAGATCTACAAATTCTAAACTGAACAAGTACCTTGGCCCCTTGCCGTTAAGCACCATATGTGGAACCTGCGTGTTGAACACGTAATAAGTGTCTGCCTCGTACTCTAGTTCCTTTGTCTTGAACACCAGACCCGGCTCACCGTTTAGGAAAAGACACTGACTGTCCTGCCCCATCAGGAGCATATTAAGCCCAACCTTTCGGTCTGTGTCTACATGCCAGTTATAACAAGTGTCCGGCTCCATCTTTAAAATGCCGGATTGAAACTTTCTCTTCTTTGAGAGCTTGACAAGAAACGGGTCTCTGTCGAGTATTTTTTCGGGTACAGGCGTGACTAAAAAACTGTAATACGGCACCCAGTTGTACGTTTCTGTGGCGTGCGTGAGCAGCTCTTTTGAAATCAAAGATTTAGCCGGTAAAGAAAAATGCGTGATCATCAATAGTACGCCTCTTTGCGTCTTTTCTGTTGCGGTTCGTCTTCCTCGTCTGAGGCCAGTTGGATAAATCCACCCCTTCTGTATCTGAGTAACGCTTGGCTCATAGAGTCCACCAAGTCATCGTGTTCTCCCGAGGGGAAACTTGCCACCTCTTCAACCAGCTCCTCAGCCCAATGCGTATTGGGAACCCAAACGTGGCCAGAAGCAAAAAGGTCCGAAACAGCGTTGAGTCGCGCTATTTTGTCATTTCCTTTGGTCGGTGTAAATTCCTGAACCGGGATTCCCATCGCTCTTAGCTCAAAAATCAACGGAGAACCCGCCGCTTTGGCCTCAACAATCAAAGAATCCACGTTCCATTCCTTAAATTCTTCATACGCCCGCTGTTTTAACTCAGGAAACTCCATCCGCTTCTTAAAAGCATTGAGCAAAATCACATTTGGCCGCAAAACACCCTTGTCGTCTGACTGATAAAAGACACCCCACGTTGTACATGCAGAAAAGTCAGCCCTTTCCGTCTTCAAAAACGCGGTATCCCACGACTGAATTACAAACTCATAAGTCGGAGGCTCATCGCCATCCCAAATCTTCCACCATTCCCGCTTAATGATCGCACTCACATCCGAGGTCGGTGACTGCATGTACTGCGCTTGCCACTTACTCGACGGTAACTCTGAACGAAGCTGCTCCAGCTCCTTAATATCCCAAAATTCTGGCCACATCGCCTTACCAGACGGCAAAATCGCGGGAAATTCTATAACCTCCCACTCCTCCCCAGACCTCTGCGCGGCAGCTTTTAACACCTGACCCGTTAAATCCCGCTTAGACCAGCGCGTCTGCACTATAACTATAGAACCCCCAGGCTGAAGTCGCTGCCTTGGACCCGACGTGTACCACTCATACACCTTATCAAATATCGCAGGATCGTTTTCCGCTAACTTGGCCTCCTGCTCAGAGTGCGGATCATCAATAATCAACAGATCCGCCCCCTTACCCGTCACCGTTCCATCCACCCCAATCGCAAAATACTCACCCGAAGAATTCGTAGACCACCGGCCAGCAGCCTTACTGTCATGCCGCAAACTCACATTAGGAAACACCTGAGAAAACACATCCCCATCCACCAAGTTCCTCACCTTACGCCCAAACCCCACAGCCAATTCAGCCGTGTTCGATGACTGAATGATCTTCTTACTCGGATACTGACCCAAAAACCAAGCCGGTAACAGATAAGAAGCAAACTCACTCTTCGTATGCCGAGGAGGCATATTAATAATCAACCTCTTCAACTCACCCCTAGCCACCCTCTCAAACGCACTCGCCATAATTGCATGATGCTTGCCCGCAATAAAGGTCGGCCACATCACCTTAACAAACGCTATGAAATCCCTCTGAGCCTTCTCCCTCTTCAAAGACTCCAGATAGTCCGACAACATCATATGAAGATGCTCACCCTGCCCCGTCGGCATCCCATCAATGACCGCCAACAGCTTGTCCTCCGGCAAAGCCTTCAACAAATTCATCAACTCATCATCCGTCATCTCATTCATATAATATCCCGCACCCGCAAATTAGCAGGCCGTATCGAACGCGGACGGTTCTTCAACCCCTTACATATCCCCAACTCCACCAACTTCAACATCTTCCGATGCACATTCCCCCTCCCCGTCTCTCCCGTCATCGTCATCACATCATCTACAGACGGACCAAACCCATTCCTCTTCCACCACTCATCAATCACCAAATAAATCTCTCGCTGTGCCGGTGTCATAATTTCTCCAAAAATATACCCCACCCCTGTTTCGTACTGATTATATACCGGGGGCCATTCCCAAATCAAACAAATTTTTCCCTCGCGCTAAATTTCATACCCCCCCTAGTGTAACACCTGTTACACTAAGTAGAAACCCTTAGTGTAACACCTGTTACGCTAGGTACT